GCCGGCCAGGTGGTGTTATCGATCTCGGCAACCATCGTGATCGCGCCGCTTGTGATACCGGCACAGATCTGCGCTTCAACATCGAAGCACGCGCTAACAAACGTCATCACTGCGGTTGCCATGGCAATCATTCCATCATGATCCAGCGAGAAGAAAACGTCGTCGGATCCTTTCCACATCGTTGTGAATGTCGGGCCAACGACCGTTGCGGCAAGCGCGCCGTTCCCGATCTTGCTCTGACTATCGCGGTCGGTTGAGACAATGTGTCCCTGATAGGTGAAACCGCCGGTCTCGATCGACAACCTCTTGCCAGCGGCATAAGTCTTGAGATCAGCTTGTGAGGGAGGCACATCATTCGCAGAAAATTTGCCGCCAGCATAGAGCCACCCAGGCTCGACATTTGCGTCGCACGGGAAAATGGTGGAGGCGAGATCCGGATGGAAAGCATCAGAAACGGAAATATCGTCGTCCAATGAGATGATTTCGACAACGATTCCATCGTTCACGCGGGCATATGTTTTCATATTGATCTCCCTTACCATTCCACGATGACCACGCCGGGTCCTCCGGTGCCGCCAGCATTGGCGCCGGCCGCCGCTGCGTATGTGCCGCCGCCGCCCGCACCATAACCGTGGGCGTTCGCTGGCGTCGCCGAGGCCCCGCCAGCATACGCTCTGCCAGCGCCGCCCCACGGCCCCGGCGCCCCGTTGCCCATCCCTGTGAATGAATTTGATTGTCCGTCCGAGCCAAAGCCGCCCGGCGAATTTAAGATATTACCTCCGGAAGCCGTGCCGCCGACGCCGCCCGCCGATGTTGAGCTAGTCTGAAACTGGGTGCCGCCTCCGCCTGAGGCGGAACAGAATGCGCCAAACGAAGATGATCCCCCGTTCGATTGGGAAGCGCCGCCAGTGCCGACTATGACCGGAACGGTCTGACCTGGAGTGACCGAGTAACTGCCGACTGCCAGAGCTCCGGCACCGCCCCCGCCGCCCGAGGACAGGCTTGATCCTGGCGTGACGATCGTCGGCGAGCAGTTTGCCCCGCCGCCGCCGCCGCCAACAACCGTTGCCTTTACGGTCGTCACGCCGGCAGGAACGGTAAATGTTCCAGATGCCGTAAATACCTGGATGCCATGAACCAACGCTATCCCTGCGGAAATAATTGCAAGGCTGTTGGTCGCATCGATTGTGACTTCGGTTGGAATCCCGGCGAGGAATTCACCGCCGACGCATGGATTGCCATCCGGCCTCTTAACCGGAATGGCGCCGAGGCCGTTCACGTTGATCGTCGTCGCCCCGGCATTCGTCGCCGAGGGCCTAAAGCGGACAGGCATCCCGTCGTAGTAATCAAGCGGCGCAGGGGAGAGCGCCACGATGATTGCATTGGCGGTCCCCGTCGCCGTCGCAAAGTTCATCTTGTGGGACTGGACGGCCTTCGCCAATTGCGACAGATCGGCATTGCTCGGCGTGAAACCTGCCGCCGCGATAATGGCGACGATTTCGCGTTGGACGAACTCGACCGCCGATGCTGGAACTTTCGACCCTGAGACGGCCCCAGGCGTGTCGCGGTCGACATAAGGGGCGTCCGGGTCCACTGACCCGAACGGTGCATTATACTTCATTGGATCCTCGTGATGAGCTAGAGAGTTCCGGAGATGAGGAGGTTGCCGTCGCTGTCGGTCAGCGGGTTACCCTCGCCATCAGTTAGGACGACGATGATCTGTAGGATCGGAAGCGTCCATGCCGGAGCGAGCCGGCGCAGGATGCAAAGCAGGCGCTCGCCGTCGCCGAATTCGAATAGCGGATCGAGCCCGCATTCGGACACTCCGCAAGTGAAGTAGTCGACGGCAATATCCGCAGTTCGGACGATCCAGTATGTTTCCTGCCTGGCGTCGCCGACCGTATGTTCGCCGCCACATTCGGAGAAGCCGCACTCGAAAATGGCCGGCTCTTCGATCGAGATCGTAAAGCCGTAAGTGGCTGCGACGCGGATGAAATCGCCGGGGGTGATGACGGCCTGCGAGGCGACCTTGGCGGCGAGAGCGCGCAAGCGCTCGGCAACGCTGGTTTCTCCAGTGACGCAATTATCTGGCAGGCCGTATTCCGCCTCCCATTCCGGCAGCAGTTCATCGACACCCTGGACGCTGGCATTACGCGCGAGAGTCCAGATGCGCTGATAGAGCCAGGCGAAGCTATCGAGCAGCACACGGGTGAGACCCGCGAGATTGCTTGCGAGCGACATCGCCTGACCATCCGGCGAGCCCCATGCTGGCCCTTGCGGCCACATCGACAGGCCGGCGCCGATCAGATCGTCGTTGCTCGGGTTCGCAAGCGCATCGTAGGGCGGCACGACAGGGATCAGGTCCCCGGCGCTGGAGGCAAGCGTCGTGACCGTGTTAAGGCCGGGATCACGCGCCATAGGTGATCGTCCCCAAGGTCGGGAATTGGCCATTGGTCAAAACGACGTCATCGGTCGGTACGGCCAGCACATGCCGATCCTCGCCGGCGACGCCGGAGATGGCCTCGTCGATCCACGATTTCGACACTGTGAAGGTATCGCCGACAATGCCGGGGCGGCACTTGGCCATGAACATCGCCGAGATCGCTGCCGCGATCGCTGCGCGGATATCAGGCGTGTCGTTTTGCAGGCCATTGATGGTGATGTCGATCGGCCGCGCCGTCGGTGCAACGGCCACGCTATCGTCGACACGAATCAGCCGCTGCGCATCGATCGCCGCCTGCACGACTGCGACGTCGGCAGGCAACGGAATGAAATTGGTGCGGCCGGCAAAAAGGAAGAACACGAAGATGGAGCCCGGCGACGCGCCGCGGAATGCCCAAGCGGCCAGAACGCCGGGAACAGCGAGCGTGATGCGTTCGTAGTCCGTCAACGTGCCGCCGGCAGGTGGGTTGCGCTTGCGCTGCAGGCCGCGCGCCCGCAGGCTGTCATCATCCTCGATGTCGGCGCCGCCACCAAGGCCACCGGCTGCGACGGTCCACTGCGTGCCAAGCGTCGGGAACAAGACCGGATCAGCAAGCGCCAGCAGACCGCCGCCGTCGCGATTGGAAAGGGAGCCCTTGTTTTCCGAGGTGATGGATAGCGTCATCGTGCCATCGGCGGCCGAGGTCGCCGGCGCGGTCGAGAGATAGGTGACATTGCCGGAAATGAAACGAATGCCGGCCGGATAGGTGGTCGACGGCGCGCCAGTGCCGCTGATCGAGCCGGAAGCCGCCGAGGGCTGCTTGCGGTAGATGCCGACATCCGAGCACAGCAAAGCAAGAAACTGCCCGCTTGCCGACGTAATGAACATCTGCTTGGCAAGATAGGCGATGCGCAACTCGAATTCATGAGCGAGCTCCGCGACCACCTTGCCGATGATGGTCACCAAATTGTTGGGCAGTGCGGTGTCGGTTCCCTCCAGATATTGCCGGAAAGCGCCACGGGCGCGGGCCGATGCGTCAGCCAGCGAGCGGATGGTCCACGCCATCGATCTGCCTCCAGAGAAGTTCGAATTTGTTGTTATAGATCTGCGTCCCGTCGCGCCCGTAGAGCGCGACCTGGTAGTCGCAGCGATTGCCCGACCGATCGACCGTCACGGTGACATCGATGCGGACGACCGCGCCGACGTCGAGCAGCGGCTGCAGCGCCTCGCGGACATAGGCTTCGACGACGACCTCGATGCCATCGTAAAGCGCCGATCGCCGCAGCAACCACAGCCGGGAGCCGAGTGACTGCTCGCCTGCGGCGAGATCGAAGCTGTCGCCGATCCAGCCGCGATTTTCGTCACCGTCGCGCAGCTCGCTCGGATCGACGCGCCGGTCGGTCATCAGGTAGATCAGGACCTGCGTCGCGAGGCCTTGCTCAGCCCGGAAATCGCCGGGCGCTTCCGGATGGTCGAGCGGATTGATGATAAGGTCGCCGACAATCCCATCCCAGCCGAGATCCGGCGCGCGGTATGGATCGTCGCCATCGTCGACTGGGATGATCTTCAGCATGGTCAGTCAGCCGGCGTGAAATCGAGATAGTATTCTTTGCCGAGCTCGAATTTCTCGATCGCGGCCGGATTGGTGACCATCATCTTCAGTTCACCGGACGGCGTCCATTTGGACCAGTCTTTGTTCGCCTCACCATTCCCATACACCGCATG